TTCTACGATAAGGTGGTATGTCAGTTTTCATGGTTTTGTGAAACCAACCATAAAACTAGACCAGTACATCCTAAGATGTACGAAGAGAGTGAAGAAGTAGCAAAGAAAGTATTACTTGAAGGTTTCAGACTTGATGGATTAAGAGAGGCTTTATATTATCATGCAGACTATGTCAACCCAAACTGGAACAAACAGCGAATTGGAAAAATCGGCCAACACATCTTCTACAAAGATAAGCCAGCTGGAAAGGTTTATTAAAGTTATGAAGAAAACAGCTGCTGAAAAGATATCACATTTATCATCAGAGGGGATAGGTTGGTTAGCGGTAGTGTTGATTCATTGCGCTACGATTCCTTCTCTCCTATCGTTGATATTTGCTGTATCCGACAAACTACCATCTTTAGATGTTGTAATGTTTGCCTGGGGTGGCTTGTTATTATTCTTCCTCAAAGCATTAATTAATAAAGATATGTTGAATATAATAACCATAGGCGTTGGGTTTTTCGTCCAAGCCTTTTTACTAGGATTGGTAGTCTTTAAATGACAGAAGAACAACAGATCAATAGCATTATAAACGTACAGGATTTTCTTCAGAAGATTGAACAGATTGCTGAAGAGAAGCGAATGGAATACTTAGATGCTGTTCTCTATTACTGTGAACAAACAGGACTGGAGATTGAGACTGCTGCTGGACTTATTCGGAAGAATGCAAAAATGAAAGCTCGTGTACGACTAGATGCTGAGAGTGCTGGTTATTTTCCTAAGAGTGCAAAACTACCCATATGACAGGATATGAGGCATACAAACTGTATGTCGCTTTGAAGAATCATTTTAATTCTGATACATATGACTTTTTTCGTTATGGCGGTAAGACAAGAGCAAACGTTAAGTCATTTGAAATGCGACATGACAAATACTTCTTTAGCAAGTTGGCTAAACAAAAAGATCCACAGTCTTATATTTTAGCCAACATCGTTGAGGATAGCCCAAACGTTTGGGTAGGCGACTTAGCTAATGAGCAGCGAGCTGAGGACAATTACAAGATATGGCTTAAACGCCAGGAATCTTTAACATACAACTTTACCAATGATCTCGATAGTCTTGATCCTGTATACAATAACAACCTTATGGTGGATGGTAGCAATCACCCTATACTTTTAAAGTTATTGATACAGAATAAGGTCTCATTAGAGACAGTAATTATTTTGAATGACCTTTGTGGTTTCTTTAGACACTGGAACAAGAACATTGAAGAAGATGTTATTTGGCCAATGATATACAAGAAGTGTAAGAAGTACAGACCCTTCCTTAGGTTCGAAAAGGATAAACTAAAGCAAATAGTTGTTGACAAATTTGCAATAAAGAGGTAATATAAATACTTCTACATTATGGTAGTTTGTGAAATACAACGAATACACTTTCATACAACGTTATACGGAGAATACATATGAGCTCATTTGCCTCACTCAAGAAAAACAGCAAGTCACAATTTGATAAGCTAATCAACGAAGTTCAAAAACTAAACACCCCCGCACAAGGTTCACAAGATGACAATCGCTTCTGGAAACCAGAAGTAGATAAAGCAGGTAACGGCTATGCAATTATTCGCTTCTTGCCAACACCAGGTGCTGATGGGGACGAAGGTACACCATACGTTCGTATCTGGGATCATGGATTCCAAGGTCCAGGCGGTTGGTATATGAATAAGTCATTGACTACACTAGGTCAAAAAGATCCAGTATCAGAATACAACAGTCAGTTGTGGAACTCTGGTATTGAAGCTAATAAAGAATTAGTACGCAAGTATAAACGTCGTCTATCTTTCATCTCTAACATCTATGTTGTTAAAGATCCTGCTCATCCAGAAAATGAAGGCAAGGTAATGCTTTTCAAATATGGTAAGAAGATCTGGGACAAGATTGAGTTGGCTATGAATCCAGAGTTTGAAGATGAGACAAAGATCAACCCATTTGATTTCTGGGATGGTGCTAACTTTAAGTTAAAGATTCGTAAAGTTGAGGGATACCGCAACTACGATAAGTCTGAGTTCGAAGCTAAGGCTCCACTAATGGACGATGATGATGAGTTGGAAAACATCTGGAAACAAGAACACTCATTAGCAGCGTTTGTTGATCCTAAAGAATTCAAATCATATGATGAATTGAAGGCTCGTTTAAATAAGGCTTTGGGATTAGATGGTAGCCCAGCAGCTGCTCGTACAACAGTCAAAGACAGCGCCGTGGGATGATCAAGAGCCAGCAACGCAAGCTCCGGTTCAACGAACAGCAGCTGCTAAAGCAGCTCCTGCTAAAGTATTAGAACCTGCTTTTGATGATGATGATGAAAACATGGACTTCTTTAAGCGTTTAGCTGAAGAAGATTAAGCGTAAGCTGTACTATGTTTTGTGAAGGCTCCTAGTGAGCCTCTTGAAGCAATAGGTGATGGGATAGGTTGTTGAGGAGCTGCTTCTTGACTTCCTGTCCCACCTTTTTGTGAGTTGTCAACGCTTGCCATAGAAGTGGAAGATCCAGGCCTAGCAGCATCCTTGACATTTTGCGATAAGCTATTGACTTGTTGTCCGGTATTATTATTATCTTGTGCTAATGTAGCGCTATCGGCTGGGGTGCTACCAGCACCTGGGGCTGATGCTACCTCACCTGCTGCAGTGGTTTTACCTGATGCGGGTATTGATGGTTTACCACTCTTATCTGCAACAGCAACAGCAGCCCCAGGCGCAGCTGGATTATCAGCATATGCTGGGCCGCCTCTTGTCTCAGATAATTCTACGTGCCATGGCTCTTTAGCCACAGGTCGCTTGAATCCATACTTAGCCATGAGTCCAAGCTCATCTGCTTTATTAGCATCTGCTGAGTTAATATCAAAAGCCAATCCCTTTTCGTGCCAGCTCTTTCCAGGAGGGGCAGCATTGGGAGGTCCTATCTTAGCATACAGCTGTGCTTGCTTTTCTGGGTCTCTATAAGCAGAGTTAACTTGTAGTTTCTTGCCAGTCTTCTGCTGGTACTCATATGCCATACCTGCAAGACGTTTTTTGGCTGATGGGTCAAGACCTTCTAAGTCAACGCCAGAACCAGCATTGACTACACTCTTTAAATCGATATTGTCTGGTACGTTACTACCTGTACTTGATGATCCAGGGGGTGCCTTAGGAGCTGTTGTATCTTTAGGTTTAGGCAAGCTCGTGCCAGCGGGAGATGGTTTAGATTCAGCGCCTCCAGCATCTCCGCCACTTGGAACTGCTCCTCCTGCAGCAGCTGCTTCACCGCCACCGCCCTCTTCATCGTCTCCACCACTCATCGCAACAGCACCACCAACTGCAGCTGCAGCTCCAGCAACAGCAAGACCTCTGCCTAGCTTACCGCCACCCATCATCTTGACAATTTTTAGCGTTGTTGTGATTGCACCAGCAACCCCGCTAATCATCTTAGCGCCAAAATATGCAGTCAATGCAATACCAGCTGCTTTAAGGGCTGTGTTGAAACCTCCCATACCTTCTTGCTCATTCTTCCCCATAGCCTCTCCGAGACCATCAGCGAATCCCCCCAAGAACCCTTTAATTTGTTCTTGTGTTTCTTTTGGCAATACGGTGTATACAATGCCAGCTATTGCAGCTACGACAGCAGGATTTGAGAACAATCCTTTGAGTAGACCAAATATACCTTGTTCTTTTTCTCCTTCTTTAGGAGCTGGGATTCCTGATGGACCTGGAGCTTCTTCTTTCTGAGCTCCCATAGGAGCCATCTTTACACCTAAAGCTTTCGATAGGCTACTATTCATTATTCCTAATGAAGTAGCAATTATATTCATAGAACTAGTTAATGCAGCTATTGTGTTGGATGTGTCGGGTTTCCCTGTTGCACCTTGCTCAGCAGTTTTTACCTTACCTGCATTCTTAGCAGCAACATTAGTTAATAAACCTGCCTTTTTGTTAACTGCATTGATAATACCGCGCATCTCCTCGATGCTCTTATCAGTCTTTTCCTCATGCTTCTCAATTTTATCAAGTCTGCCTCTAACCAATGCTAGATCGCTATGTGCATACTCCACTTCTTTGGCAACGTAGTTGTGTTTCTTTGTAACTTCATCGAGCCATGCTTCCAAATTTGCTGTGCGTTTGGATAGTTTAGGAAGATTCTTTTTGTTAGCCATTTATTACATTCCTACCGTTACTGAATATACTAGCGTTGAAGGAGGTGCGGTAGCTGATTTAGGGCTGGACATTATTGTTGTAGAATTGTCTATTGTAGTAATATTTACTCCCCCAGCAGTACGAGCAAGATCTGAATCAGCTTGCTCTACCTTTACGGAACTTTCTTGTATGGCCATACCTTCAGCGCGAGGGGTATCGGCTGGTTCAGCTGCAACGGGAGCAGAGCTAGCTGAAGTCATTTCTGCTGCAGATGTATTACTTGTTGGTGCTTTTATTTCTGCCTCAGCTGCTGCAGGGGCAGAGGCAGCAGCTGACGCTGGAGCAGATGTAGCAGAAACAGGAGCTGCATCTTCTTGCTCTGTGTTTTGCTTATCTTCAGCGTCCGTCGTTTCTTCCCCTTTAAGGAAATTCCAAACATCTTTACCTATATCAAACAAATCATACAAAATGAGTCCTATGCCTAAAACTGTGCCAACTATTGGTAGTGCTTTAAGAAAGTTTTTGCCCAACTTCAATAGTTTAGGACCTAGTGTATTTTTAAGCACTCCTAGTCGTTTTAGAAGATTGCCCTTGCTATTCTTCTTCATGTCCTTTTTGGCACTATCCAACTCTGCTTTAGTTCCCTTGCCTGCTTGCTTGACTTTATCTTTCTCTGTATCTATTTTGGTTTTCTCAGCGCTTACGACCTCACCAGCCAATCCCAACACCTGCGCTAGTTTTTGCATTTGCATGAATGCCCCTGCTATACTTGATATAACTGATGCAGAGAAATAAGCTATCAATATACCAGCAGCTATTCCGAATCCGAGCTTAACTTTATCCAGGGCATCTTTACCTAATCCCAAACCTTCCAAGAAACCGCTAAAGAAACTCATCAACATTTCGCGCATTTCTGGACTCAATAAGAATGGAATGGCTAGGGCTAATGCAGAGCCTGCAGCAGTAGCTACATTCTTACCAATGCCCTTCACCAATTCGGTGGCTTTTGGTTTGTCTTCTTGCTCTGCTTCTTTTTCTTTGTATGCATCTCCTCCAGATTGAAGTATGCCACTAATTTTAGATACCTTGCTATTAGCATCTCCGCCTTTACCAACGACGGCTTGTATTTGCTTGATTGTATTTTGATATGTTTTAAAAGTAGTTACGAGAGATACTAAATTTTTACGCACCGCTACGACGTTACGTGCTGCAAGCAGTGACGATTTCTTTAATTGAACTGATTGAGTTTTTGTAGCAGACAAAACGAAGCCGATGCTGTCTAAAGCAGCATCCTTAGCTTCGTTCATTGCAGTGGTCTTTGTATCAGCCATGTCCTTTAGATTTTAATCTCTCTTGTTCTTTTTCTAAATAATCCTTCAACATATCCACATAAAGATCACGCTCAAAAGGTATCATATCTTCTATCTCTGTCACTGACCATTTATGATGCTGAGCCAAACTGAATATTAGCGTATAGTAGTTTGCTAATGAGTTATGACTCAGCCCAACGTAAAAAAATCATTTAATGTAGTCAGTGGGATGACCTTTTCATTACCTAAGCTATTAGTATATTTGACTTCATAGTACAGTTTAGGCATAGTTGAAAAAAACTCTTGAATCTTCTTAAATGCATTCACGTCAAGGGATTGAATAAATTCATCCATCTCTTCGGAGCCATAGTCGCTCGTAACGTGCGTTTGCTCACCGTCATTAATTGTAGCAATGCAGTTTCTCAAAACTTCAAAGAATACATCTAGTTCACCATCAACAGCCTTTAATGATGATGCAATGTCTGCTTTTGGATAACGCATTGTCAAAGAAATGCCGTTACCGACATCCACTATATTTGTGTGAGTCGGATCTTCTTTCATTTCAATTTGATCTAGATCAACTTCTACATCATAACGCTTTTCATCTTCTAAATCTCTATATGTCAAACTTATAATATTGTTAACAGATTTAGCTCTAATTTTAATAAACAAATACTCTAAATCAAATGTTGTTAAGTCTTCAATATCAATTCCTTCTGTTAGAATACAGTTATTGATTACTTGTCTAATTGATAAGATAATGTCTTGCGGTTCGCCAGATGCTTGAGCAGTTAGAAGAATCTTTTCTTCTTTGACCAAGAAAGGTCTGTAGCGAATTGTTTGTTTGGTGGATGGTAATGTCAATTCAAATATTGGGTGACTGATTTTTGGTAATGCCATAATAACTCCTTAAAAGAAACCTCCTAAGCTTCCAACAGCAACTTTACTATTGTTGACGACGTTGAGAATATCTGCAACGTTGTTGGGCTTTTTAATTTTAGCAAGAGTCTGGATTGCAGTTCCTGCCTTCAACAATCTTTGTACTGGAGAAATGTCTTCTCCAATTAATTCATCAAGATTGATACTAATATCTGTACGTTTCCATTTATAGTAAGAAAACGTGATTGGTATACCGACGTAGCTGTCATTTTGGTTCCAACTCAACCCTATATCACCCATAGCGATTGGGAACGCATCATACAGCTTTACTTCCATTATCTTCCGATCGACTTCATCAATGGCTGTGATTATAATGTCGACGGCGTATTGGCGCTTATATTCAACCTCAAAAGGACGTACTCCATTGAATCCTGGTCTACCTCGAGGGAACTCATCATATTTTACAATACCGTTCATCCACTTATAAAAGAACTTATGAACAACACCAGACGCGTCTCCTAAAAAGGTCATCTGTTGGTCAACAAATATAGGAGCATACGGCTTTTTCTCGGTTGGACCATATCCGTAACGTCTAACATCTGATGTTGCTAAAGATACGCCAGGAATAGTTGCTGACTCCGTTAAAAACGGCAATAAGATGGGACCAATATCTCCCTGCAGTATAGGAGGGTTCGGTATTGTTACGTAAAAGTGATTCGGTCTTTGCAGTCCATTTAAGTTATTAATGGTGGATCTGAAACCGCTGATTCCTTTACGAGCTCCAACTGGTAGAATGTTACCGCCAAAGATGGAATCGATACCATTTGTGATTTCATCTGGCAAGAATTCCCGGAGTGCATTTGCAGTTCCGGCTACATTTCTAGCTTTTGTGAAGAAGTCAGCGGCTTTGGCCATATTATCTACCTGTTATTATTTTCTTGCTATCTTTATACACTGCAGCAGCTGTTGCACCCTGGAATCTATGTAATGGAAGGAATAGAGCAAGGTCCCATTCGTTTGGGGCAATGTATATAAATTTACTTTGTACCTGGCTATTTAGGTAGTATTTTAAACATGGTTTGTAGTACCTAAATTTAGCAGTACCTGCAAGTAGGTTGTATGTTAGACGGAGTTTTGTCGTCTCGTCGTTTTTATAATTATTAATTAATTGATATAGATTATCCATCAATATTGCTCTGAACGGGATTGGAAGATAATGCATGTTCAGTCCATAGAATCCATCTCCACTGCGCCTGATAGGAAATACCAACGGAAACCGATCGTGGTATGGAAGCTTATCTTTTAACTTAGGATCATATTGAAACAAGAACATCTGGCCAGGTTTAACCTGCATTACAGATTTATCCATGCCTTGTTTAATGACGCGGTTTGGATCGACGTTTCTAAACGTCATGGCCTTATTCCGAAGCCATTGAGTAGCATCCTCAGCCTTGTTAGTTAGCACATTAGCTTTTTGAGCCTGTTTTAGAATATTCTCGAAAACTGCAATCGCCATTATTTTATTCCTAATTCAGATTCGGTCATTATTAAAAACTTCCATTTACGGTCAGCGCAAAACGCTTTGGCCGCTTTCCATTTTGCTTCATTTACACCGTATGTCATAACTTCTCTAATATATCGTTTTGTTGGTTTGTTTGTTTTAGTTTTAACTACATTTGGTGGAACTACTTGGTTTTTTGGCTTTACTTCAATGACCACTGTTTCCGTTTCACCAGTTGCATTTTTCTTTTTCACATGGAAATCTGGAAAATAACGATGTATCTTACCATCAATGGGAGATCTATAAGGTATGCAAAACTCTTCGCTAGACCATTCTATTACGTCTGGGTGGACGTCTAAATAGGTCATAAGCTTAAACTCCCACGAACTTCTGTAAATTATGTTTGTAGGATCGCCTTTATATCGACTGGGGTTTTTGGGCTTAAAGAAACCTTTATAACTCATAGAAAATATTTATGCCTGATTTTACTAACCCTTCTTCAATCGCCCAGCAAACTCAGCAGGCTCTTGGAAACGTTCAAAACTCAATAAGTGGCGTCGGATCAACCACTCTTAACGGTGCTGCAGGATCCATTCAAGGAGTGTTGGGGGGAATTGCTGGCAAGTTGAGCGCCGCTGGAAGTTCCATTACTGGAGCAGCATCTGCAGCATTTAACCAATTAGGCAGTGCTGTCTCTACAGTTACTAAATTTAAAGATACTCTAGGCGTCGCTGAAAAGATTCGCGAGATAAGACCTGAAGGTACTCGCGGAAAAATTACTAAGGGACCAGGTCAAATGCAATTTCCTTTGGATTTAGGGCATTATTATATAAAGTTTTCCTTCAAAAGTGCTTATCAAACCAACCCAGTGTTTCCTCGTAAAGAGCTACCGACAGCTACAATATATCTTCCTCTACCATCAGAATTGAGTGAGCGCTACTCAGTTCAATATGCAGAAAAACAACTAGGCATGGCTGGTCTTTTAGAGGAAAGTGGATTATTAAAATCTGCTCAGGATATGTTGGGTGGAACAATGACAAAAGATAAAGCAGCAGCTGCTGGCAAAAATCTTGGCAACCTTGCGGGAGCACCAGGCAACCTAGCTTACTTGGCAAGAAGTGGAATTAAATCAATATCTGATAACGCAGGCGCAGCTATCGATCGCGCAACTGGCTCTGTATTGAATCCATATCAAGCTTTGCAGTTCCAAGGAATTGATTTACGGAGTCATTCGTTTAGATTCAGATGTTCGCCAAACTCCGAAGCAGAGGCAGCTGCACTTAAAGCTATTATACGCGAATTAAAGATTAGAATGTTGCCAGAAAAGTCTGGATTGTTGTTTAACTTCCCTGACATATGTACAATTGAATTCCAGACAAGAGATATGCCGTACTCATTTAAAAATTGTTACTTGAAGTCAATGAGCGTAAATTATGCTCCCCAAGGAACTCCATCATTCTTCAAAGGTGGTAAATATACAACGGAAGCAGAAATAAGTTTAGAGTTTGGTGAAGTTGAGCCAGTAACTCGTAACGATGTGCAGGCGGGCGATTTGACACAACCGCTTGGCCGAAATTCTGCTAATAAACCGCTACCAGCAACAACTCAAGGTAAGTCGCCAGTCCCGAAAAACACCCCCGCAGCTCGAACAGGGGCGGGTCCTGGAGGCAATGATCAGGCTGGTAACATCAGCGCAGATATAATTGCATCTTAATTCACAATAATTTATGTTTAATTTATTCACAAAATTTCCTGTAATATACTATGATGGCAACGTTGCTGTCAATTTACTAGCTAAAGTAAAATTTAGCAATGCTGCTAAAAAGGCAGGAGCTATCTTTTATCCATACACTATATTAGAGGGCGAACGAGCAGATGTTATTGCCGCCAACTACTATGATGATCCTCGATACAGTTGGGTGATCTATATGGCTAATGATATTGTAGACCCCTTGTACGATTGGCCTCTTATGGAAGAGGAACTTAATAACGTTATTATTAAAAAGTATGGGTCGTTGGTAGCTGCTAAAGAAGGCATTTTATATTGGCGTACGAATTGGCACGAGGATGATACTATGTTAACGCCTGCTGGTTATGCTGCTTTGCCAAGCTACGCTAAAAAATACTTTGCACCTAGGATTGGAGCTTCTGGATCAATTGCCGCATACGAAAGATCACAAGATATTCTTGCAGTAGATACTAATAAAATACAAGAAGTAACAGTCTCCTCTACAGCAAATTTTATAGAGGGAGAGCCAGTCACACAAAAAACTTCTGGCAATATTACAGCATCTGCAATTGTTAAACATAAGGCAGAAAACATCTTAACTATACAGCATGTAGTTGGCGCAATTGCTAATACAGCTGGTTCCGTTGGCAGTCTAATTGGTATGAATAGTGGAGCTAGTGCTACTGTATCTGATGTGAATACAATTGTCACATCAATTCCAGCTAATGAAGCAGTTTATTGGACATACGTCTCTTTTTATGACTACGAAAACGAGCTTAATGAATCAAAACGGCACATTAAATTAATAGACAAAGGATACATTGATCAAATTGAAAAAGAGTTAGAAGAGCTTCTATGAAACAATATGAGCCAGGCGACATTCGAATAATTAGTATCAATCTCACCAACACAAATAAAAGTGCTAGTGTCGATATACGTGCTCAAGTGATGTCACTTTCTATATTTGAAGACATCGAAGAGCCTACAGTATATGCTGAGTTAATGATGGTTGACAGCGCCAACTTAGTAAAGGATTTTCCTATAATTGGCGAAGAAAATGTTGAAATTGTGTTTGTGACTCCAGGTCGCGATAAGCCCACTAAGTACAAATTCCGCACATATAGCATCGATGGCACAGTTAACAACGCCACCGGTAAAGGATCGGCATATATGTTAAAATGTGTTTCTGAAGAACACTTTATTAACAGCGTTCAGTTAATTGACAAAGGGTACAACAATACTGTTGCTGAGATGGTAGCAGATATTCTCGTCAATGAAGTAAAAACTAAAAAGCCAGTAGTTGTTGAAACAACAAGAGGATTGATTCCAGTCACGCTTCCTAAAATGAATCCTTTGGCAGCAGTTGATTTTTTAAGACAAAAGGCGATATCTAAAAGAGCATCTGGTGGCGTGTTTGTGTTTTTTGAGAATCAATATGGAATAAACTTCGTTACGTTAGAAAAATTAATTGAGGATGGATCTAAGACAATCGCATCCAGAGCGTTCACATACAATCCCGATACAGTATCTGATAAACAAAGAAAAGCGTTTGCGTTTCGCAATTTGCAACGGTTTGAGCATTTATCCAAATTTGATACAATTGATAAAATGTCCGGAGGTTTGTATAAAAATACAGTTCGCTCTTTTGACCTTTTATCGAAGGAGTTCGGAGAGACTAATTTTGATCTCGACAAACAAGCTCATAAATTTGAAACTGGGGATAAAGCAGCTAAGGTACCAAACAGTCAAAAGATTATAAACGAAGTTAAGGCTGGGGCTCCATATTATATGTTTACTCCTAAAGACTCTAGCAAAGGAAACGATTTCGTATCTGATCTAATTGGATATAGACATGCTTTTGTTAAGCTATTCAATCAGAACGTAACACGTTGTATGGCTTATGGTGACAACTATATTACAGTAGGAGATATGATCCAGCTGGATCTACCAGATACTTCTGGCACAACAGAAAAGAAATCCGGCGATAAGCGATACTCTGGAAAATATATGATAACAAAGTTGCGACATCTAATTGTACAAGAAGATAAGAAATTTAAACATAATATTACTTTTGATTGTAATAAAATAGGATTCAACGCATGACCACGAGAAATATAGGCGAAGAGGGATTTAGATGGTTTATTGGCGTGGTAGAGGACCGCGAGGATCCTTTGAAGCTTGGGCGTGTACGTGTTCGCATATACAACGTACATTCAATGAAACAGAGCCGAGTCGGTACAGACAACCTACCATGGGCAGTAGTGATGAGTCCAATAACTGGAGCTAACTATAATAAGGTTGGACAAGCTCCAGTCGGAATTCAGGTAGGCACCACTGTAATTGGGTTTTTCATGGATGGTGAGGATGGCAACAATCCAATAATTATGGGAGCGACAGCTGGAATACCGGGACAGATTGCTGACAACCATGATGTGCCACCAGAAGCCCGTGAACTGAATAATGTCAATAAAGAGCAGCTTGGCCCAGAGCCTGGTTCAGCATATAGGGCTAAATATCCTTATAATAAGGTAATGCGCACTGAAAGCGGACATGTAATTGAAGTAGACGATACACCAAATTTTGAACGTATTCACATCTATCACAAATCAGGCACATCCGTTGAGATTAATGAAGATGGTCGAATGGTAACAAAAACGGCCGGCGATAGCATTAATGTTGTAGTAAAGAATAATGAAGTGTATATTGGGGGTAGTGCCAATATACAAGTCAAGGGTAGTGTGAATATCAATGTAGATGGAACAGTAACTGGTAAAGCGTCAAGTTGGAATCTAACTGGGGATGTTAATATTACTGGTAATGTTGCTGTTAATGGTAACATATCTTCTACGAAACAGATATCAGATAGTATGAGAACAATGTCTGCAGATAGAGCAATTTACAATTCACACACACATCCAGAGTCTATTGGAGTTGTAACAGGTACGCCGAACGGAACAATGTAATATGGCAGTCATAAAAAGAGCTCAAGCAATAACACAATCCTCTCGCGTAGAAACGGTGTACTCCGATTTTACGACTTCTTTTGATATTCACCCAACGAAGTTAGATTTGGTAACAACCACCAACGATGAAGCAGTAAAACGATCAATACGAAATTTATTGCTAACCGATCGAGGAGAAAGATTATTTAATCCCATTTTGGGAAGCGATATTAGATCATTACTTTTTGAAAACTTTAGTCCCCAAACTGAAAGTTCTCTACGTGACTACATTGAAACGACTATCAACAACTATGAGCCTAGAGCTAACCTAATAGATGTTATAGTTTCTGCACTTCTGGAAGCTAACGCATATTCAGTAACTGTTGTTTTTAGTGTGATAAATAAATCAGAACCCATTGTACTTGACATTCTACTTAATAGGATACGCTAATGGCAAACACCAGCGTTAGCTTAGTTGATCTCGATTTTGAGACAATAAAAAGCAATTTAAAAACATACCTTAAAAGCTCAGACTCCCCATTTAAAGATGTGGACTTTGAGGGATCCAACATTTCTCAATTGCTAGATGTGTTATCATACAACACATATTTAAATTCTTTTTATTTGAATATGGTGGCGAGTGAGATGTTTCTCGATACGGCTCAGTTGCGCGATAGTGTTATATCTCATGCTAAGGAATTAAACTACATTCCAAGATCCTATCAATCAGCGCAAGCTCAGATATCGTTCACCGTCACTCCATCAATCCCGATGGGAGCATTGGTTGTACCAAAAGGAACGACGTTTACAGCAAAAGTTGGAAGTAACAATTACTCTTTTGCTACTAGTGAATCATCCACATTAACATTGAATAGTAACGGACAGTTCAATGCTAACCTATCCATATACGAGGGTAGCTACGTCACTGACTCTTTTGTATATACTGCTTCTAACACATCTCAACGTTTTGTGTTGTCTAATCCCACTGTGGATACACGCAGCATCAACGTTACTGTTATAGAAGATAATGGAGCTTCTGCTTTAGTATACACTGGCGCGCGTTCTTTACTTGGATTGACGAGCAATACCCAGTGTTATTTCTTGCAGCCAGCAGAAAATTCACAATATGAAATTGTGTTTGGAGATGGGGTTGTAGGTCGAGTTCCGAAAAACGGATCAATAGTATCAATTGAATATAGAACGTGTAATGGAGAATTGCCAAACGGAGCCCGATCTTTTGACATTGACGGATCGATTTCTGGTCAATCTAATATAAGCTCTATCATCACGACATCTGTAGCTACTGGCGGAGCAGTTAATGAGCCAATTGAGTCAATAAAACTAAACGCTCCTCGCCATTACCAAAACCAAGAACGCGCTATCACTTCTTCCGATTTTGAAACTTTATTGAGTACTACTTTTCCAGAAATTCAAGCAGTATCAGCTTACGGAGGAGAAGACGTCACCCCTCCTCAGTATGGTAAAGTATTCATTGCTGTAGATAATAAAGATTTAGATGGAGCGCCAGAAAGTGCGAAACAACGTTATTATAACTTCATTAAGCCTAGATCCCCTTTATCCATCGATCCTGTGTTTATCGATCCAGAATTTATAAACGTTGAGGTACAGTGCTTAGTACGTTATAATGTAAACCTTTCTACATTGCAAACGTCAGACATTTCTACGTTGGTAAAATCTAAAATTAGTAGTTACAATAATGCCAAATTGAGCGGGTTCAAAAAAACTCTACGCTATTCTAAATTATTGGAAGATATTAACGATGCCCATTCTAGTATTGTGAGTGCTGACTTATATACAATACCATATAAGAAGATGTCAGTTATTCCAGGTGTATCGTTTGGTGATATTATTGATTTCGGATTTGCTTTATCTACCACATATACTATATCCTACGACGACTATGTTTCATCAGATGTAAAAGCCGTTCATAGTGAGACGTTCCAATATGGCGGAAGATTGTGTAATCTACAAGACGATCGTAATGGCAATGTTGGAATTTATACGGCAGAGGGAATAGATAAAAATACGCTAGTAGTAAATGTGGGTACCGTCGATTATGTAAATGGAAGAGTAGTGATTACCGATCTTATCGTAGATGGTGTAGATGGCCCTCACCTTCACCTGTATGTTAACCCTGTAGAAAAAGATATTACCTCAGGCAAGAATTACATTCTACAAATTAGTGAAGAAGATATTGAGGTAAGCGTAGTGGCGATCAAAGAATGAGAGATATAGAAGATCACGTTTCCCCATTTATCGAATCACAATTTCCTTCTTTTTATAAGGAAGAAGGTAAGGAATTTATTGCTTTTGTAAAAGCATACTATGAGTGGATGGAAAGCAACGGACAAGCTACTCAGCTTAGTCGTAACATGTTTGAGTATCGAGATATCGACAAGACAATTGATGATTTCGTAATACACTTCAAAGAAAAATATTTACGCGATCTTCCATATGAAGTATCCACTAATAAAAGATTATTAATAAAGCATATCCAGGACTTATATCGCACAAAAGGAACAGAGCGCGGTATTGATTTACTATTCCGTTTAATATACAACGTTGGAGCTGACGTATATTATCCAGGAGATGATTTACTCAAGCCATCAGATGGTCAGTGGTTTGTTCCAGAATATATTGAAGTAAGCCCTGCAGCTAAGAATGATAGCTTGGTAGGTAAAACAGCTATCGGTACTACTTCCGGCGCAACAGCATTTATTGAACGGATTGTGCGTAAGCGAGTGCAAGGTAAATTCCTTGATGTTTTTTATATAAGTGCTCGTGAGGGTAACTTTGTATACAATGAGCGTATAGTTGACTCAGCTGATCCAGTTGTAGAAGGAGCTCCAAAAGTTATTGGATCACTTTCTTCATTAGTTGTATTAAACGGTGGCCAAGATTTCAATATCGGAGATGTGCTTACTCTCAAAACCGGAAGTGGCCAGCAAGGTAAAGCCTTAGTTACTGGCATTTCGACTGAAACGGGACGTGTTAATTTTAAAATTGAGGATGGAGGGTTTGGTTACACCACGAACGCTCAAGTAATCATATCCAGTACTAATTTAACAATAAACAATCCAACAAATGCAAACAGTGCTGTTACTGGGTTTCAGAGATTCGAGACAGTTTCGCAGCCCCTTGCTACTATTGCTTATTCTACTACGACCAATTCTGCAGCTTTTTCTGCAGGCGCGATTGTTGAAAATTATTACGGTAATGGAGTAGTATCTGCGAACGCAGTTGTCATACAAAACACTCCAACAAACAATACATCTGGTACAATGGTAGTAGTACCAATTAATGGAAACGTAGGTTCTGATGCTACAATTAGCCTTAGTGGTAATAGCGTAACAGCCGTCATCGACACATATACAAATTCAACGGCCACTGGCAATGTGATGTTTGTATCAAATACTCTGATTGGTGTATACGACACTACCAATCAATTTGTAACTTATCCAGGCAACTATATTGTTGGACTTACAAGTAACACATACGCAAACGTTTCAGTTCGTAGTAGCGGTACAAGCGCTAGATTTAGCGTAGGTGGTTTGACAAACGAACAGACGGTATTAGTATTTTCAGATTTACTCAGAGCTAATAATACTGGAAACGTTGCATTCATGAATGTTTTACTAGATGGTAGTAACTCAAATGTAGCTGCTAACGCGTATGGGTTTCCGAAGTATCCTGCTGGAGACATTAACACGACCCTTCAAAATATATTACGTTTTAGTAATAAAACAATTGGAGAGATATCTGTACTACGGAGTATTAACCCAGGTGAGGGATATAACGCTGATCCAAAAGTCGTAGTGATAGAGCCAGAAATATCTGCTCTCGATAAGCACGACTTTACAATTAAGTTGTCAAATCTCACTGGATTATTTGTTCCAGGAGAAATAATAGAGATGTCGAGCAATTCCTTTGGCCAACAACTTCAGATTACGGGATTTAGTGGAACAGCTGCCAACGGAGCAGCTACCAATGCTCCGGAGATAGGAGAGTATGTATGGCAGAGTAATGGAACATCCAACACTGCATCTGGATTTGTATATGAGTCTTCTGTAGCTGCGGGCTCTGGATCAATTAAGATCAATAATGCTACTGGTACGTTTGTTAATACATATGCTCTTAATACTCTAACCACCAATGCGACAGCTACCATATCTTCAGCAAATACAGTAACCCTCGTAACCACCACGACAGGTTCTGTCAAAACAGGCAACTCGTCTGTAATTACAGTGAAGCGTTTAAATTTAAATGATGAGTTTTTAGCTAACGAAACAATTTTTGGTAAGTTGTCTGGAGCAGCGGCTACTATATTAGATGTTTCTTCAGACCAGTCTACATTACCAGTTGGAGAAAATGCTATAGTAAGCGCCAACGTACAGATTGCAAACACCGTTGTATCTTCTCTAGAAGTTATTGACTCTGGATTTGGATATGTACAGGATGAGACTGTTACGATGTCTACTGAAGGAGGATTACAAGACGTTACTGCTAGAGTAATACTCAATGATCAAGGACAGAGCGAAGGTTACTATCAAACAGAGCGTGGTTTTGTGGATGGTTCTTCTAAAATTCACGACGGTGAGTACTACCAAGAATACAGTTATGAAGTTCAAACTCGTATTCCATTAGAAAAGTATGCGGACGTGCTAAAAGATGTTGTTCATACTGCCGGTACAAAATTCTTCGGAAAAGTTGTATTTGATTCACTAGCATCTTACGAGGATAGCAATTTGATTGCGCCTCTCCCTCGTCAGTATAATATAAATGTTGCAGACGGTAATGGTACCTACATCGTGGGAGAAAGTGTTTACCAAACGTCAGCTAATGGCACATACAAAGGTCACACTGGTGTCATCACAATTGCTAATAATGCACCATATATTGAAGCTGGCACACAAATATCAACACCAAGTTTTAGCAGTAATGCAAGCAGCGCTACTGTTACTACAGTGACATCTAATGCCTCTCATAGCACATTGTACACAACTATGCTAGAAGGTACAATTGATACTGGAGATACTATAGAGGCAATTCTTGGAAGAAAGTTAACAATTAACGAAGTTCAACAAGGTAATACAGTAACTGGTTCCTTTGCAGTGGGGGAGGTTGTATATCAATCCAATGCGATGGATGGTGCGCACACAGCGAACGGTAGTGTGGTAGCTGCTAATAGCACTTTAGTGGAGATTTGGACAGTATCTGGCACATGGAACACAAACACGAATGTGTATGGTACAACGTCGAACGCATATGCTAACACAGCTGCTGTCACAAATTCTACCAATACATACTCTGTTGTAACCTCTATAAATACTCTGCATATAGCAAACGTTTCTGGACAGTTTGTCCATTCATCCATTATATCAGGAGCTAATTCAGGTGCAACTTCTAATGCTTCTTACATTAGCATCTCACTAGACACTTAATATGGCAAAGCAACTAATAACTGATTTTTTTAGATTAAATAACGCAAAGCAATTGCGTGAGTCTATTACAGAACCTGCAAACACTGTTTATTATGTGTTTGCAGGCCGTCATACCCCCTACGCAAACGGAGATAGTATCGTTGCTGATCCTGTTAATAGCGTTGAGGAAATTTCCGTAGATTCATATCGCAACATGGTGTTTGGAAAGCGTGTTACAGCGGACGATGTTAAAATAATGGTACCACGTTACGATTGGACGTCTAATGTAGTGTATTCATCATATCGCAGTAATATAGATTTAGCTAACACTCCGTTTTATGCCGTCACTAACGCAGCTTCATCATATCACGTATTCAAAGTATTAGATAATAATGGTGGGGCAGCTTCTATTGATCAACCTCAAATCTCTGATACTGGTGCTGATGATGAATATTATAGCACTAGTGATGGGTATGTGTGGAAGTACATGTACAGCATGACTAAGAGTGAGTTTGATAAATTTGCAACAGCAGATTTTATTCCAGTAATTCCTAACGCCAACGTAACCGCAAATGCTGTTAGTGGAGCCATTGACGTTATTACTATTAGTAGCAGGGGATCAAATTACGATGCCTATCTAGCTAACACATTCAACTCTACCAATCTACGTATTGGTGGGGATACAAAGAAATACGGTTTATCTGCCGTAGCAAGTGCTAATAACGATTTTTACAACGACAGTTACATTTACATTAAGTCTGGCACCGGTATTGGTCAAATTCGTAAAGTTTTGGATTATGCAGTGGTTGGTACTGATAAAATCATCACACTAGACGCTGCATTTGATATAGCTCCAGACACAACATCTGCATATGAAATTACTCCTGCTGTTAATATCATAGGCGATGGTAGTAGTGCACGTGCCCGAGCTCTTGTTAATTCAGCTGCTGGTAATTCAATCTATCGTGTAGAAATTATTAATAGAGGGCAAAACTATTCTTTTGCGACAGCGACCGTACAAGGAAATACTGGTGGTGTTTCCAACAACGCTGTTTTAACGGTTGTTGTTGGCCCTAAAGGTGGCCATGGTTCTGATCCAGAATATGAGTTGGGTGGTAGATATATTGGTTGTTCTGTGTCTTTTGCAAACGGCGAATCAAACACAATCCCTACTACCAACGATTATCGTACAATTGGACTATTGAAAGATCCTCTTTTTGCCAACGTGGAGTTTTCATTAACATCAGTTGTTGGAATATTTACTGATGCAGAACTGGTTACACAAGCTAATAGCAACGCTTCTGGAGTTGTTTCTTCCTTCAGTGGTAGTACCCTAAGATTATCAAATGTAAGTGGACAGTTCATTAGCGGCAAAGTTGTAACTGGTCAGTCATCCAATGCTACAGCCAACGTTGATAGCTTTGAGATTAATAACACAACAAAAGATTTTGGCACATTCGATCAACGGTATCGCTACGTCGTAAGTAGTAATACTGGTACGTTTGTTCCAGATGAAAAAGTATATCAATCGTCGGTCGAATTATCAAATGGAGTATTCCATTCGGTAGATTCTAATTACATATATTTAACGGACGTTAGAGGAAACATCAACAGCAGTAACACCATTATCGGACTGACTAGTTCAGCTACTGCAAACGTTGTTTCTGTACTTCCTCCAGACTTAGTAATAGGCTCTGGAGAGGTGTTATATATAGAAAATACAGACCCAATATCACGATCTAATAACCAAACAGAGGTTATTAAGATTATCATAAAGTTCTAAGAGGACCTATGCCACTCGAGACCAATTTATCACGTAGTCCATATTTTAACGACTATACTGAAGCAAAAGATTACTACGGTATCTTATTCAAGCCAAGCGTTGCTTTACAAGCCCGTGAGTTAAACCAACTCCAATCAATTCTCCAAAAACAAATTGAACGTTTTGGGGATCATGTATTTAAGAGTGGAACCATCATCAGTGGTGTTAACTTTAGATATCTTCCTAACTACCAATATATTAAAGTTCTCGATTTGCAGGTAGACGGACAGCCAACAATTCCGGTATCTTATGAAGGGTTGTTTGTCAGAAACAGCTCCAATTTAGTAGCACGCGTCGTCAAAACAAGTCCAGGATTCGAGCAAAAGGATCCAGATCTAAACACTCTATATTTACAATATGTTAATAGTTCTGATACTGGAAATACAACTCTATACTCTAATGGTGATGTATTAACCGTATACAGCAAGGATTATCCAATTTATGCAGTAGATGTTAATAACGGAGGTTTGAATTTCTCTAACTCCGACAGTCTTGTTGTTGTTAGTGCGTTGGGAGTCAATACAACGTCTGGTGCATTCTCTAACGGCGAAACGATTACACAAGCTACCACTGGAGCTCAAGCTGTTGTTATTGGCGTCAATAATAGTATTATCACAGATACTTTAGTACTACAGATTAAACCATTGAATGCTGATTTAGCAAACACATCGGCAAATACCAGTGAGTGGTCCTTTACACCTGGCTACAACATTACTGGAGGATCATCCGGAGCTGTGGCAAACGTAACTAGCTTAGTTGGTAGTGGTGCTGCGGGTGTGATTACAACCGACTCACTTGGAGTGATTGTAAACGTAAATATTCAATCAGGGGGTAACAATTACGTTATTCCACCTCATGTTACTATTAAGCCAACAAACAATACCGCTTCAATCAGCACGTTGAGTTTGACAAGTAAAAATTATAAAGCACAAGTAACTATTGCTAATAATGACTTCACTGCTCCTGTTGGTAATGGATATGCTTTCTCCACAACAGAAGGTATCATATATCAAAAAGGATATTTCCTAAGAGTGGATCCACAAGTAATTGTGGTTGACAAATACTCAGGCCAACCTAATAATGTAGTGGTCGGTTTCAAAACAGCAGAAACTACTGCTAACGTTAATACTGATAGTACTTTATATGATAATGCGTTAGGTACCACTAACTATGCTGCTCCAGGTGCTGATCGATTAAAGTTAGTACCAGAGTTAGTAACAATTAGTTCTGCAAATGCAGCTGCCAACGTTGAGTTCTTTACTTTAGTTGAATTTAAGAACGGCGAACCATATAAAGAAAATAGAAACACTGTATACAATATCTTAGGTAAAGAATTTGCTCGACGCACCAGTGAAACGAGTGGAGACTTTGTCGTAGATGAGTTTTTAGTAATTACTAAAGATAAAGATTTCGATGATGGCACTTCCCTATCAAATACCACTCATAATGCAGTAGTAATTGATCCAGGATTGGCCTATATTTCTGGTGAGCGCATTCAGACGTTAAAAAATACATATCTCGATGTAAGAAAATCAACAGACACTTTAACAAAGAGTGGGCAAGTAATTACAGCAAACTATGGCAATTATTTACGAATCAAAGAGTTGGCTGGGAATTTCAAATTTAAGTCTGGCGATACAATATCATTATATGATACAGCTCAAGCTTATATAACAAACATTGGCGTTCCTTCTGGCACTTCTATTACGCCTACTGGCGAAGTGATTGGTACTGCTCGTATCAGATCCTTAGTACATGAGGCTGGAGAACCAGGCACACCAGATGCAGTATATCGCATATATTTGTTTGATATAAAGATGTCTGCTGGTAAAGTATTCCGTAATGTGCGTTCAGTTAATTACAATGGCACTAATGATGGTGTGGCTGATGCTGTTTTGGAATATAATCCAACTACTACATTAAACGAAGCTGTACTAAAAGATACAGATAATAGCAATCTGCTTTTCCCAACAGGACTTAATGCCGTTAAAGTAGCTAACAATATAGGATTTACATATCGAACCACTGATGAAGCGGTTACTTTAAATGCTAATGGTATGCTAACGTTGGACTTAACAGCCAACCCTAATGAGCAGTTTCCTTATGGGCCAGATGCTAGTTTAACTACAACTCAAAAGAATGATATTATTGTTGTTCCGTTGGCTAATGCTGAAGCTTCTGCTAACTTGGGTGGTACTCTGACGGTGTCTACGACTTCTAATGTCGTTATAGGATCTTCCACCAACTTTGCTAACGATTTGCGTGTTGGTGATTACATATTGCTAGCTGCAAACGCAACTGCAACAGGAGTGCGTCGAGTTACTGGCATTACAAATGCAACTCATATATCCATTAACAGTAATGGATCATTTTCTAACACCTCAGCTAAAGCTAAGAAGTTTTTCCCTGCATTCTATCCGATCCCTTTAGCTTCACGTGATACACGTGTAGTTAATACAGGTCCTAGTAGTAGCACGTTGAAGGTGTATGTAAATGAAACGCTAAGTGGTACTGTAAATACAGCTGTCACATATAACGTAAAACGAACAACAGCAGTTCAGTCAACAAAGACAGTACGTCGTGATAACTACATTAAGTTATATACTGGCAATAACGTTGCTGGATCGACTGGACCATGGTCTTTAGGTCTACCGGATGCGGTGCGTTTGAAAAAGGTATATCTTGGAAATACAGCTGCTGATCTCGATGTAACTAAACACTTCTACATCGACCAAGGCCACGATGGTAACTTCTACGGTCAGTCCTATTTGGTCAAGAAGAGCACATCTACGTTAAATATTGGATCGACACAATGGTTGTTAGTTAAATGTGATAATTTTACATCTTCTGGTGAAGGATTCTTAACTGTATCCTCATATTCAATCAATGATGGTAAAACATTAAGCGCTTCTAGCAATACTGTTAATACAGTAGAAATTCCAGAAGTAATTACATCAGACAAACAATATTTTGACTTGCGCGATTCGTTCGACTTCCGACCATACGTAGCTAATACAGTGGCAATTGCTAACACAGTAGCTGGGGCTCCGGTCAATCCAGCTAACACTGAAGTATTCAACTCTAATGATAAATTATTTCCAGCGCCTGATTCAGAAATCTCTTTCAACGCTGAATACTATCTCTCACGTGTTGATAGAGTAGTTGCTAAGAAAGATGGATCTTTCCAAGTACTAGAAGGTAACCCATCTGTGACTGGAGCACGTCCTCCTCGTAAACCTAACGACAGCGTAACGTTGTCTATAATCTCAACAAGCCCATATCCTTCTCTACCGTTGTCAGTAAGCAACACCAATGTAGAAATATTTGATAAGAGTGTAGGTAACGAGCTTGGGGTAATCAACTCACGCATTAGTAATTATTCTTCTAGTATTTCTACCTCTATTTTTGAGGAAAATAATCAGGCAAAGAGTTATTCTATGACTGATATTGGCAATCTAGAAAAACGGATTAATCAGCTTGAATACTACGTAAGTCTCAACTTACTAGAAACAGAAGTAAAAGATCTAGTAATTCCTAGTACAGCTAACCCATTGGTGAATAGATTTAAAAACGGATTCTTTGTAGATGATTTTGATGACTATATGTTTGCAGAAGAGTCAAGCAAAGAGTTCAATGCTACCATTGAACAAAGTCTTAGTGAGTTGCATCCAAGATCTAAACAGTTTAACTTAAATACCATTTTCAGTAGAACAGACTCTACAACGAATAATGCAATCTATAATAGTAACTCTATTTTATTGCCTTATGTTGAAGAATCATTAATTACTCAAGATTTAGCTACTTCTACAGTTAATTCTGATGGCAATAAAACAAACTACGGTGGATCAATGGTGATCGGCCCATCAACCTTCCGCTTGAGAACACGCGGTGAAGTTAAAATCACTACAGAAGCAGTACCTAGCAGCGGCGGTGGCGGTGGTGGTGGCAAGATTATTTGCGCTAAGTTAAACGAGTTAGGATTCTTTGAAGATGATGTTAACGCAGCTGACCAAGCGTTTGGTAGATATTTGCGTGATTCTCATCCAGAGATATTCAATGGTTACTTGGCATGGGCTCAAACTGTTGTAGATTGGATGGAGGGCCATGGTCCTAAAGTAATTCCTTTCATAAGCAATGAAACCCATTCTCGTATAGAGAAAGAGTTGACTATTAAATATTTGAATAAGTTAGCTCGTCCATGGGCAGAAGAGATGGCTTATATGATGGGCGTAAGAAAGCAGAGCAGCTTAGCTGGTAAGATTATTATGGCAGTCGGTTTACCGATATGTTGGACCATCGGCAAGTTAGGCTTCAAGCCTGTGCCAGTAAGTTCTAAGTTGAGAGGTTATGGAGTATGGGGTATATGTACTGTATTACTAGCAACTTCTTTAGTGGCTCAAGCAATCGAAATTCCTTACAATAAAATCACTGGCTTCTTTTCTAAGTTTGCTAAACGCAGCTTAAAAAGTCAGGGATAAATAATAGAAGTAGATAAACAAGGTTAAATAAATGAGATTTTTTAGCGGATTAAATATTTTTGGCAGCGGCTACGGAGGTGGCAGCGGCGGTTCAATTACTAATCGCAATCCCCAAATTGTATTTTTAGTCAGAGATCAGTCTTTCGAAATAACAGTGAGTGGCTTACTACCACTCACTTACCATTATCTATTCTTTGAGGGCAAGCTTGCTACCAGTACGCAATTCAAACCTCAAGGGGGTAAGT